GATTAGCATATCGTCTGGCTCTTGTAAAACCCATTTCTAAAAATTTTCTACACATATCCATACCAACAAAGTCATTTATTGCTCTGTAATCGGCATACATTTCATATATTTGTTTTGCTGATTTTCTGGCTGTAGGTACGGTTTTAAATCGCCAGTATTTACATATATCATTTGTATAAGGTCTAACAAGTAATACGCCTTGTTCACCTCTACCTATACGATAAAGTTTTCTAATTTGTTTATCTGTAAAATCTAATTTTTTATAATCTAATTTATAATCAAACTCTATCATCTAGGTCTCTTTGTTCTTTTCCATAAATACTCTGCTACCTTATATATTCTATGTAAATTGGTAACACTATCTTTCCAATGTTTCTTCATCAAAGGTTCCGCTATCCTTCTAATTGCTTTGTGTTCTTTTGATTGCCTAACACCTGCCTCAAATACGGCACCACCAGATAATTTTTCTTCTCTTGTAAAATCATCTATCTTATTATGTCTATCTTGCTGTCTTTTGTCCATATCTCTAAATTATTTCTTAAACGGCCATCTTCTTTTAGTTTATAATATCTTTTAGTAGCAAGTTTACGCCACCATTCTATAAGTTCATTGTCATAAAATCTATCGTAATTAGGTGCTCTAACTATCTTATCTGTTTTGCCATTTACAATATCAATATAATTTTCTATACCATAATTAGATACGTAATATCTTTTTTGTTCAGTTAATTTTTTAGCATTAACTATTGTATCATTAAAAGTTTTTAAGTCATCACCATCTATTGACCTTTTTATTAGACCAATAATTGCATTTGTTAATTTAAGTTTTCTACTAGAGGCATTTTCTGGTACTAGATGACCAGTTCTACTCTCTACATAGTTTTGTAAATCTTTAAATGGTTTGCCGTGTATCATTGGTATAAAATCACTATCAGTTAGACCTTTGTATTTTAACATAGGTTTCATACCATCATATTGACTAGCAGATTTACTATTACCATATAAACTAGTTGTTTCAAACATTACTAAATTCATATCATATTTTTTGTTTAGTTTTTCTCTGACTTCGTGAGAACAACACAGAGCGGCCAATAATTTACCACCTAGATAATTAAAACCGAATGGTTGTGTTGGCACAATTACAAAACCCATAATAGTAGTTTTGTTAAATGAAGTTAATTCTGGTACATTGCCTAGTAAAGTATTTCTAGGTTTCATATTAATTACAGGCGAACCAAATCTCATAAAACCTACAAACTTACCTGTATTCTTTTCTTTTACTGCAAGTTTTAATGTTTTACCAGGGATAGAAACCATATTACTATGACTTGAAATCATATTAATACAAGTGTCCCAAGTATCATTATCTAATTCAACAACTTCTAAATCCATAACCTCTGGTGACATATCAAAGTCATCAAACATATCTGAATCTAAACCCATACCTGGAAGTGGTGATGGTATTGTTTCTATTTGTGCCATCTTTTGGTCACGCATATATTGGTCTATACGATTAAACTGGCCAAAATAGTTAGTAAATACGTTAGCACAATGTAGTGCTTCTTCTTTAGTTAGGGTCTTCATTATTCCACATTCTCAATAATATTAACGGTACACTATAACAGATAATTAGATATATGGCAACCAGTAATATTTCCATTAATTTAATAGATATTTGGCACTTATAGGAAAGTGGTCTTTTAAATGTTTCTCAATGTGTGTAGCAATTACTCTAGTCTCTTCTTGCGAATCTTCTTTGATTCTTAAATTGACCACTCTTGCAAAAGCCATTAGACTACCTGTCCAATACCATTCTGTCATCATACATTGAGGTAAGACCATTCTCGCCATTTCTGGTGCTATATCTTCCTCTATCATTTGGTTATATAAATCTTTAGCATTTTGTATTAACATTGTAATATCAAATTCAACTTCTTCATTACTTGAACCTTGTTTTTTATTCTCTGCTCTTTTACGCCACATAAATGGTATATAAAATTCTGGTTTATCATCTACATATCTTCTACTGACCTCATTCCAGACCAAACCTACTTGATGTTTGACTAATTGTCGTGCAACAAATACAGGTGCTTTGATTAAGAATTGTAAACTTGCGTGGCCAAAAGGCGACCAATGGTTGTGTTCAGCAAGATACTTAATTAATCTTTCATCTTTTTCATCTAGTTGTTCTTTTCTTTTAGCAAATGAAACACGAGCAGCATTTACTACTGATAAATCACTTCCCATTTTTTCTATTAGTTGTACGTTCATACCTCGTTTCCCCAATAATCCCAATTTTTGTATGGTTTTTTTCTAGCAAATAATTCTATGTAAGGACCATCTACTAATCTTTCTATTTCTTTATGTAGTAAAGGTTTCTTTGAGTGTTCTTCTCTAGGCGATACTACTAATTGTTTTACATCTTTGTTAATTCTTTTTGGTCTACCTTTTGTTGCAAGTAAACACATTTCAGGATTGCCTCTAGTCCAATATCCTAAACCTGTAAACATTCCCATATTGGTTTTATTTGTTTTTGCCCAAGTAAATCCTACGGTCTTGTATTGAAAACAAGACTCTATTACATCAAATGCCAAGTCTAACATAGGGTCAATTACCCACATTAACAATACAGAGTTGTCAGCGGCTATATCTTTAACAGGTAAATCGCATATGTCTTTTAACTCCATACAATTATAGTGTTGATTAGGATTTCTACCCTCACCTTTCTTTGACCTAGATTTAAAGTACCAAGGTGGGTCGGCGTATATTACACCATATTTTTTATTTGGAAAGTTTGTATTCAAAATTTTGTGTCTCTTCATTAATATAAACTTGTTTTGCACCATTCTTAATATGAAAGTGTGTTGCCATTGGTGTCAATGGTGATAAAGTAACCAATCTTTTAAAATTATTTTTTATAGTCCATTCTCTTAATTTAGTTATTATCTCTCTGCCTGCACCACGTTTTCTTGACCAGACCGTGTATGCAACAACTATCTCGCCTCGTTGGTCTTCTTGATTGGCCGCTTGAGACATATAATCCATTTCTCTGACGGTGTATGGTACTTCAGGACACATTGCAATACAAACAATTGCCTCTATCTCATTATTATATTTTAGACCAAATATTTTTCTACCATTTGTAATTCTAAAACCTAATGTTAATTCAGGTCTAACAGGATCCTCTGATACATCTATGTCGTCTAGTTCAACTAACTCTGTACCTTTGACCCATTTAAAAAAGTCATCTACTTTATTCTGCCATTTTTTCATCCAAAAAATGCCTCCAAACTTGCCTTTGGTTCGTGTTCCCAACCGATTGCTTGTAATATAAATCGCATAGGATCCAAAAAGGTCTTTTCAAATTGTGTATCTCTATCTATATATTGGTCTAGTTTAAACTCTTTTGGCAAACTAGTAATATAACTTATAACATCAAACTTAAATGGATTGGCCGCTACCAATTTAATAAATTTAATCTTGTCGCCCTCTTGTATATAAGGAAACTTATTTTGTAAACCATATTCTTTTACTTGATGATTATATATCAACGCACCTTTGACGTGAATAGGTGTGCCTTTAATAAAGATATTTGCATTATCACGATACTTCTTTAAGTTATTACAACTTCTAGGAAAAGCAATCGCTTCTGCTGGTAAATCCATAAACTCTTTTCTAAAATCGGCAACTAACTTATGTAAATCAGTTTCTTCTTTTGACATAATAGTTTTGATTGCGTCTTTAATTTTAACTCTACAAACCTGTGGTGTAGATGATTTAACAGCCTCAATACCCATAAGTTTAAGTTTAGGTTCTGATAATCTAATACCCTCTTCATCAATAACATTTAACATATATCTTTTCTTTGCAACCCATATACCTTTATTGGCGATAACTTCTCGTTTCATTACCATTGCATTTTTAAAAGCATTTGAGTAGTCGGCTAATTCTGTAAAACATTTTTCAATATAAGGTTCTAATCTACTATCACATACTCTACCTATAAAGTCTGTAATCTGGTCGTTTGTTTTACCTTGACAAGTTTTTTCTACAAGTTTATCCAAGGTTACATAAATTGAATCTGTATCAGACGCAACAACATAGTCTATTTTATTTTGTGTTTGTAATACTTTGTTTAGATATTCATTCATTTTATTTTCTATGAAACGAATAATAAATTGACCAGCAGTTGTAATACCACTTGCCTGTCTTACATCATAGTATCTAAAGTATTGATTACCTACTGCACCATAAGCTGAGTTTAAGGCAATCTTTCTTGCCCATTGAATATTATGGCAACGTGATATTTCTTTTACTAGTTTAGGGTCTTTTGTTTTTTGATATTCTTTTTTAGCCTTCAACATTCTTTTCTTGTAAATGACACGTTCATTGTACATTGTTTCCATCATTTCAGGTAAAAAACCTTGACTATCATTTTTAAACTTTGCACCATTAGGTGTAATACAAGCACCCTCTGTTTTAAGATAATTAAGTGGCACTTTCATATCTAACATTCTATTTACGTTAATACCGTGACCACTTTCACCTAGTATTTTTTCTGGCGAAATATTATATTGTATAATAATATGTGGATATAGAGAGTTAATATCAAACGACACAATCCATTTATGACCACCTAGTTGTGGTTCTTTTACATAGGCGCCTTCGTATTTTGTTTCTTTACTATGTTCTTCTCTTGGTGGCACACATATTTTTTTCTTGTATAGATGATTAGCAATTAATGTGTCCCATACTCTAACCTGTGAGAATATATCATCATAGTTTACTTTTGATTCATATGCAACGGTCAATGATAAGTCAATAAGACCTAACTTATCTTCTAATGCGTCAACAATTTCTACGTCTTGAATATTATAATCTATAAACTTTTGAAAGTCTTTAGTGTAAAAATCTTTAAATGTTTCGTAAGGGTTTTCGTGTTTCTTTTGGCCTAATTCTAACTCACCAATAAAATCTAGTCTATAACTTTCTTGTCTTGTTGGTATAAACCACTTATACAAGTCAAGATAATCTAACATTACAATACCAAATAGTTGATACACCGTTTGAGGTCTACCTCTTACAACAATCTCCTCACGA